GCCAAGATGTACTTCACTTGTACGCTTGTGATTGTTTGTGTTACTTCGTAGACTTTCATGTGTGTTTGGTTTTGATGCGGAACTGCCGGAGGAATCGAACCTCCGTAAGACCATCGCAGTTCGGGGGTGTCAGTAGTTCATGGTATACTTGAGTTCGTATTCGGGATTGAACCTTCCTCCCGAGCAAAACCCACACGAGGAACGTCTTGTCTTTTTACGAAACTTTTTGTGTACGTGCTTACACTTCGGGCATACTGCCGAATACTTCCCATCGGGTGTGCTTACTTCTTGTGGGTTATAGCATCGTTCTCCGTTGCATCCAATCTCTAAAGCCTTCCTTTTCCACACCGAATCGTGTCCGTGTCCCACTCCAACAAGGGCGTGTGCTATCTCGTGCAGTATCGTATCTGTTACCTTAGCCTCGCCGTTTAATTCGGTTAGTTTGGCGGATAGGGTTATTGTTTTCGATCGAAACTTACAACATCCGAACCTACTAAGGGCGGTGTCAAATTTGAACTGCCAGTCAGTAAGTCCGTGCTTTTCGATTAGCGCAGTGGCTAATACTCTTGCTTCATTTAGGTTCATGGGGTTTGGATTTAGGGAACTGCACGTCATCGAAGACCACGGCTGAACCGATGCAGTTCGGGTGGATTATAAATCCTCTTCTTCTTGTAAACTTTCGGTAACGAAATCAAATCCGTTCTTCTTGGCTAAAGATTCCAGTGCCTCAGAACATGCATAGTAGGTTTCTTCACTATCGAATTTTGCTACCAATTCTGCGTACTTTGAATTTTCCGTCTCGAAATAGACCTTAACCATAGTGTTTGGGGTTTTGATGAGGAACTGCCTTGGGTCGCGAACCCATCGCCATCGGGATGGTGGCAGTTCGGGGGTGTCAGATTTCGACCAGTTCTCCACCCTTCACGATATACTGAAAGTCATCCGCATCCTCCCACTCCGTCCAGTAGTAGGCCTCATCCTCGTATGCTTCCTCAAGGGTATCGTATCCTAACTGCTGAGCATATTTGAGCGCATCGGCCTCGTACTTGGCATAGTAGCATCCATCTCCGAAGCAGTAGCCTTCGTTCATTCCTTCGCCAGTAGCATCGCATTGGCGGGCATAGATTTGATTTTCTTGCATAGTTGTAGGGGTTTTGTAAGGAACTGCGGTCGGTTTCGCTCCGACTTAGGTCTTACCTCGCAGTTCGGGGGACTAGAATTCCCAGTCATAGTGATACTCTGCTCTACCAAAGAGGATATTCACCTTCGGGTATCTCCTTTTCACCTTGGTGAATCCTTTAACGAATCTGAGGTCGTTATTGTCATCGTAGAGTCCCAGTTCACTACAACGAATCCATAGGTCGGTCATATGCTTGAACTGATTCGAGAATTCGGGCTCAAACACGATGTCCTCAATCACCTCTCTCCATGCGCCGTTGCGGTATAGGAGAGTGCGCTTGTATCCATCGGGATTCGGAGTCAGTTCCCAGTCTTGGTGGCCCATACCTTCTGCATTGGGCTTGGCCTTGTGGTTCATCTCACGAATAACACACTGCTTACCATCGGCGGATACCTCCAACACCTCAGCAGGGTGGCGGTCTGAATACGATAGGAGAGTAGCACCTTTGCCTACCTCTGGGGTAGACGAATTGTTGCCCATAAGGTAGTTGGTGAAGCTACCTTCGAGTCTTCTAGTTTGTCTCATGGTATAGGGGTTTGATTCGTAACTGGGAGGGGAGTCGAACCCCTCCTGAGACCATCCAGTTATCCGCAGACGAACTCTGCGACTGAGAACTTGGCATCACCCTCAACGATATCCTTCAGCCAGTTCTTCTCCTTGCCACTCATGAGGAGGGTAAACCCAAGCCGCTCCTCAGTTTCTACGTACCGCTTGTACAACTGGGGGTTGTGCTTTGCGGCCACCTTGATATCGCTCTTATTGCTCATGATGCAGAACACGCAAGAGAGGCGGCTCATGCCGAGGTCGTAGGCATAGTGCCTCTTCTGACCTACTGACTCAATCTCAGCCCACACCTCCTTTACACTCCAGTCGAAGATGGGTAGCCAGTCGTACCACTCCCGACCCGCCTTGCTATTGCGCTCGTTGATGCGGAAGGGGATTTGCTTGGCGCGAGCGGATGACTCTTCGGAGCGGATACCCATGCAGTTCACGATGAGGGTCTTGCCTCTCTCCTTGCACCAGTTGCGGATAAACTTCTCAATCGGTTGGCGCTTGAGGTCACTGGTGCACTGGCGGTAACTGGGGGAGGGGAACATGCCGCGGTGCTCCACCATCTCGAAGAAGGTCTTGCCCGCACGAACGAGGTGCGCCTCTATGCCCAGTGAATTCTCTTGTACGTGCTCCCAACATCCCTCCCAGTCAACTTCGGGGAGGTCTGCATGGACGATGACCAGTTGGTCGTGGGGTACTACTTTGCTGAGGAATATCTTCATGGCTTGGCTATCCTTTCCACCTGAGTCGTTGATAAAAAAGATTGCGCCTCTGTCGATTAGTTGCTGAATCATGGTATTGGGGTTTGGATGAGGAACTGGGTGTCATTCGATGACTTGCCTAAAGCGGCCCAGTTCGGGGGAAATTATCTACAAATTTGGTCTTGTATCTGACCCACCACATACCCTATCACCAATAGGGCAAGCAGTAACTGGATAACCTTTCTCATAGGGGTAGTAGGTTTGCTTGTTTACAAAGGCGCTCCCACTTAAGGTCACGCAAGATTTGCTTTGAATCTCCGCCCAGTTCCACGAGGATTTGTTTCACACGTGTATGGGTAGAGATTGTTTTTTCGGTACGGCGGATAACTTGTCCATCTGCCTTGGCAGTAAAGAGGGGGGATTTGATTCGCTTACGCATAAGAAGGATTTTGAAGGGTGATAGAAAGGGTGTCAAATGTCACGATTTCCCATCCCATGGATAGGAGGTCAGCGGCAATCTGCTGACCCTTTAGGGTGAGGAGGTTTACGTTTATCATGGTGTTTGGGTTTCGGAGGTTACTGCCCCCATCGTCAGTAGTGCGAATATTAGCACTAGACCCATTTACTTATCGGGTAGTCGGGGGTGATAAATCGACCCTTAACATCTGCCCATGCAAGTCAGTCCTTTCGGTTTGCTGACTCCAACACCCTGACTCGGAACTACCGAGGTTTGGCGCGACCTTGCGAGAACACTGGGAGCAGGTACGATACCGCCAGTGTGCCTGATGTTTATGTGCCGAGGAAGGCATCCTCGAGTCTCATCCCACTCTTCGTGGTGGCCACAACGTCTTACGACGGAAGGCTCATATCGAGACCATCGCTATGCATTAATCGTGGTTTGGTGTCCGTCCGTCCATCGTACTCACCTAGTCGGGTGGATGGGTGGGAGGTGCGTTGCCCTAACACGTTGTAGCGAACATTTGAAAGAACTGCGGACTCATCGTTGAATCCGAGGCAAACATACATCGGCAGGGTAACTACTTCCAAATTTTTTTACAACTTTTTTTAAAAATACGTATACTTACTTAGAAGTTGGATTGGAAGTCAACCAGTTAAGCAAAAAAATAATTTTGGGAAGGATGGGACTGGGAGGGTAAAAAGGGGGCTCGGCTACTAAACCAGTTAGCAAGCGATGCTAAAGAATTTAGTCGATCGTCTATGAAGCCAAATTGCTAAAGAGATTAGCAAGGGCGGGGGCTCGGGGGTATATCAGAGCCGCTTGTTAAGTAAGTACTGCCGTATATGTGATAAGTACTCTCTCCCTAGAGGAGTAATAGAGTAGCGCCTATTCTCCCTACTGGCAAGGCCACGAGTAACAAGAACATCAAGGTCGTTCCAAGTAGCGCGATTGTCACGACGATTGATATCTACTCGGTGATGGTAGATAAAGTCAGAGAGAGAAGCCTGAGAGACCACACCAAGCCGACGAAGGCCATAGAGGTATCGTAACTGGGTCATGTGTAGGAGGGGCACACCAGTGCGCTGTGATGCCCGATAGTTAGCAGAAGCAAAGCAGAAAATGTACTTATCAAGTTTCATAAGTTAGGGATATTTTTGAAGAGGGGGAGGGGGGCTATTGTATCCCCAAACACACACGCATAACCACCACATTCTCAACAAGTTATAAGGTTTTTATTCGATTTCTTTTTCCGTTTAGTTTTTCTCCATCCAGTTCCCGATATATGCCCATACATAACGTAAGGGGCTGAGGCATAATGGGTTATCGAATTGTATAGGGTAATATGGTATTACCCGTTCGACCCGAAAATCGATTTTGTAAACGCGGATTCGACCCCCACCCAGTCGCGTTTTTGCGATTCGCAAACTGGCGCGCACCCCACCATTTTATAATGTTACCCCCTCTTTTCGCCCACACAAATCCCATTTATTTTTTGATCTTAAAACCCACGACTTTTGGTATGTCAAATATAGCTTTATTTTGTGTATGGGTTGGGGTGGTTTTAAACAGGGCTGAATAACTGGTTTGGCGGTTCGGGGTTCTATTTGTATGTTTGCGTGGCTACGTTATCCGGGTGCATGGAGATAGTATCAAGGGGGCCCCGTAGCTGTGCGAGGATTGAGACTTCGGCGAGGATTTGATAGGACAGGTCAATATGCGTAAATCGGCAAAAGACCCTCCAGCAGGCGATGCCACCAAATAGGATGGACGGCCTCAAACAACCCTAAGGGGGGAAAGGGGGGTGTGCTCAGAATTTTCTTGGCTCAGATTTAATACTCTTTTACTTTTTCTTTAATTAATTTGCACTCCTATGGAAATGATCCTTCGCAAGGATGGCTCCTATTCTCGTCGTGGTCTCTGGGATAATATCCGGGCCAAGGCTGGGAGTGGTAAGAAGCCGACTAAACAAATGTTAAAACAAGAAGCTAAAATTAAAAAAGATGCCACTAAAAAAAGCAAAAAAGAAAAGTGAGCTTCAGTCAGCCATCTCTGCCAACATCCGTGAGCTAATGGCGGATAACAAGAAGAAGGGCAAGGAGAAGGGCGCTGGTGGTAAGGCTAGGTCTAAGAAGCAGATCTTGGCTATCGCTATATCAGCAGCTAAGGGCAAATGAGAAGGCACACGAAGGTCTACATAGAGTTCTTTGGATATGGGATGGATAGCTGGATGCCCTGCGAGGTATGCGGTTCTAAGGCAGTAGACGTGCACCATATCGAGGCTCGGGGTATGGGTGGGTCCAAGACTAAGGATGAGATCGACAACCTGATGGGTCTTTGTCGGTCCTGCCATGTGGAGTACGGTGATAAGAGAAGGTACATGGACATGCTTCGTGAGGCGCACATGCGGTTCATGGACAGGTTTAGTAATTCTCACTTGTAGATAACTTTATTTACATAGATATCCACACTTGGTGTAACTTAGTAGTCATGAAGCCTATATACAAAATATTTGTAAAGATAGATAAGAGGTTTCAAGACGAGATTGAGACTGAGTCTGGGATTAAGTTGTACAAGGACACTTCCTTCAAGCAGGAGGAGAACTCCACCATTGTTGGTCATGTGGTGGCGGCCCCTGATAAGTATGACAGATCTATGGGCACCCCTGATTTTAAGGCTAACGTCATGGCTGGCGATAAGCTTTACTTTCATTTTTTGGTAACTATAGATGAGGAGAACAGGATTGAGGTGGATGGCGAGGAGTACTGGATGGTGGATTACTTTAACGCCATTGCTTTGGTGAGGGGTGGTAAGATAATCCCGGTTGGTGATTACATTTTGCTGGAGCCGATTAAGGAGGAGATAAAGACTGACTTGATTGTTCCTGATCTGGTTGACACTGAAAAGACTAAGGGATTGATTGTGGCCAGTAATGACCCATCTATACCCGAGGGTTCTGTTGTTGAGTATGAGGACGTTGGAAAGTTTTGGAATGTGATTGAGGGGAGAAGGTTGTACTGCATGTGGAATCAAAATATTTTATTTATACATAATGACCAAACAGCAGATCAAACAGATAAAAGAGATAGCCAATAGATTGCCCATAGTGTATGAGCAGTGCGTGTCTGGGTTGGCGGTAAACGAGGATGGCGATCGTGTCCCTAATGTTTATAACCATCCAGTCAACCATGTGCGCAGGATGCGTAAGGCGTATGAGCAGCTTGGTATGGACGGAATAAAGAATTATTTAGAAGAGATTCATAAACTCCAAATCAAGCGAAATGAAGCTGTCAAAGAAGACATCGCAAGTGGTAAGCTCACACCCCAAGGGTATAGTGTACCAGAAGGTGGTGGGGCTGTATCTGAGGATAGGGGATAAGACCTTCTCTATCCATTTTAGTTACCCGGGTCTGGTAAAGACATGGGAGGAGTGGCAGCATGAAATAGACTTTAACTTCTACGAATGCTAGACTGCGAAACACCACTGGGTCAGTTCTTTATGGAAGAGCAGTACCGCGTTCAGGGCGTGTTGACCCAGCGCGGTTATACTGTTATTAACACTAGTGGTGCGGCCAACAACTCAGATATAATTCTGTCTAAGGTTATCGATGGCAGGCTGACTATCACTGGGCTGGCGGAGATTAAGTGCAGAAAGAGCGCTGGTGGTGTGACGTTGACAAGGGAGTACCTGAGAAATAATGGTGGGTACCTGATCACGCACACGAAGTTGAAGTTTGGCTCACACGCAAGTTCTTTGTATAATGTTCCGTTCTTTGTAATTGTATCTTTGATGGACGAGGGCGTGATACTGGTGTGGCAGATAACGGATAGCAAGGGTAACTTTGTTGAGAAGATTGAGGTTCGGGAGACGCCAACCCGTAAGACGGTGAATGGCGGGGAGATTAGCAGAAGGAATGCATTCTTATCTATGGACTCTAAATTCTTAACCACCATTGAATAAAGGAGCCGCTGCTGAAGTGCTGTTTGACTACCATGTTATTGAACGTGGTATGATGACGGCTAGGCCGATATATGATTCTGGCTACGACAGGATAGTGGACTGCAAAGGTAAGCTGACGAGGGTGCAGATCAAGTCAACATCCTACAGCCAAACTGGTTCTTGGTCCATCCACACAAGTGGGTCTAGAGGGAGGAGGTATAAGAATGAATTTGATGTGCTGGCGGTTTATATAAAACCCAAGTGCATATGGATGATGATACCGTTTGATAATATTAAAGGTACTCACATGAAGGTATCGTTAAATGGTAAGGCAAAGGTGTTTATAAATAACTGGTCTATATTCGATGCGGAAAAGTAAAAACATAGATATCAAACTGTACCAGTGCAAGGTCCACCTTGTGCTTACGGATGATCTTACCCGTGAGTATAACCGCATTTATAAAAAACACGGAGAGGTGCCAACTGATCCTGCTGAGGATGGGGAGGCTTGGACACTGACGTTTGATATATCTGATTACTATATTTTAATTAATGATAAGAAGTCATCTGTAAATACAATAGCGCACGAGGTCTACCACGTTGTCTACGGTATTATGCAGGATAGAGATATTCAAGATGAAGAGAGCGGTGCTTGGTTGTGTGGAATGTTGATTGATGAAGCTTTAAAATTTTATAATAAAAATGGCGTTCATAGACAGGTTCGTAAAACTGAAAGTAATGCTGGAGGGACCAGCAGGATCGGCTCTGATAACACATGTGTACATCAACCCGATGACAATTGATGCGTTTACTGACGAGGTCGTGACCTATGATCTTGACTATGAGCAGGGCGTAGAGCAGGATGCTGTTCGTGTATGGACTAAGCACGACATCCATCTTGTGCTAATGAATATAGATGATTTTAAAGAAATGTTAAACAAGCGATATTGAAAGTACTGTCTTGGATAAAGAATCTAGATGGGTGCTCCTACCACAGGGTATTCATGCCTAATAACCACATTAACGCTGAGGTTAGGACTGTTTCTAATCTCAAGGAGGAGGATCTGGCTTGGTGTGATATTTTGCACTACTCTAGGCACGTAATGATATCTCCATCGTTTATTGCTCAGCAGGCGAAGAAGTATAATGTGAAGGTGGTGGTGGACACAGACGATTGGTGGGAGGTTGGCAAGGACCACCCTAAGTATAATCTCTGGAAGAAGAGCGATGTAGGTTTTCAGATCCGCCAACATCTTATATATGCTGATGCCGTTATATGCACATCAGACAAGCTAGCTCGCGCCGTACCTAATAAGAACGTATACGTGATTCCAAATGCTTTAGCCTATGAGACGGGGCAGTTTAGAGAACACGAGCTGTCCCCCTCTGATAGGGTTAGGCTAGTATACGCTAGCTCTGCAATGAATTACTCTAACACATTCTTAATTGCGAATGCAATGAAGAAGATAGACCTGCCGGTAGAGTGGGTGATTGCTGGTTACGTAGAGGGTGATGTCTATGATGTTATTACAAGAAACCTTACTGGCGATGGGAAGATCCCATACTCCACTATTGAGTGGTCTGGTGTGGAGGACTACATGTCTGGCTATAAGGGGGATATACTTGTGGTCCCTAGCAAGGCTAGCGAGTTTAATTCCTATAAGAGTAATATCAAGGCGTTAGAAGCTGCTGCTTTAAATATTCCTATATTGGTTAGCAAAGCTGAACCCTACTTGGGGTTGCCGGTTAATTACTTTACTGGCGAAAAAGATTTTATTAGCGAGTTAACTAAGCTGGTTGAGTCACAGGAATATAGAAAAGAATGTGCAGCCAAGAACCGATCATACTGCTTAGAGAATTATGATATAGTAAAGTGGGGAGAGAAAAGATTAAAGATATATGAAGAAATCCTTCAACGTAGTGATAGCCACAGCAGGTAGGGATACCTTGCAAAGAATGGTGGACTCCATTGCGCCTCAGCTAGAGGAGCAGGACTATCTTACTATTATATGGGATTGTCAACCTATGTCACTACAGATCGACAGCAATTGTAAGGTTATATCTTTACATAACCCCGAACCGCTAGGTTTCTGGGGGCATGGTTCTAGAAACAGGTGGCAGGATGAACTTCCCGGAGATTACTTCATGAACGCTGATGATGATGATGTATATACAAAAGACGCCATGTCTATTGTTAGGGAATGTTGCACAGAGGATAAGTTATATATATTTCAGTTCTTATACGCTAACTCTAAAATTCCAGAGGGTGATGTTATTAAGGTCGGGAATATTGGTACACCATGTGGCGTATATCCTAAGATAAATAAGTTCCCAACTTGGGAGCTTAGGTTTGGTGGTGATGGTGAGTTCTATATTGAATTGGCTAAGATGATTCCTTACCAGCATATTCATAAAGTTATATATTCTGTAAAACCGCCAGAGGATAATAATGCAATACCAGAAAAGGAATATAAGCACTGTAGTTGTGGAGTGCTGGCTAATATGTCTTATGACGAAATATTTAAAACATGGCGGGGTTACTGCCACAGATGTGACAAGCAACTATGATACACTATTTTTTAGATGGTAATTTAGGGTTTGACTACAGGGATAGCTGGCGTAAATATGCTGGCCATTTAGAGTTTATGCACTGGAACTGCTCTAATATCCCGGTAGACAGGTACCCTGATCTGCAGAAATTAATTGATAACAAGAAGTACTCTATGCTATCTGATTTTGTTAGATGGTGGGCGGTGCATGAGTATGGTGGCATATACCTAGACTTTGATATTGAGTTAATAGCGCCGATAGATAAGGTGCTTGAGTTTGAGTCTTTTGTTTCTATAGAGGGTTATCCTGTGTTCCCTAATGGTGCGGCGTCTGGGGGAAAGAAGGGGAACAAGTATCACGCTGAGATATTGAATTGTTACTTTGATGTAATCAATGGAGTTAAAATATATCAGGTGCCTATTGAGGTTGGGTGCAGCCCATGGATGCTAAAGGATTATGTAGAGTCAAAGAAAGGGAAACCATTAGACGATTCTGATTTATATCAAGTAAAAACTTACGATGGGTTTGTAACTCTTCCTAAGGACTACTTCTATCCTTATAATTGGAATGAGCAGTACAGGCCTGAATTATTAACACCAAACACCATTGGAATACATTGGTGGAAACATAGTTGGAAATGATACCAGAGATTGAGTATAAGAAAATGGAATTTAACCCCACGGTTAAAAAACCATTGTTTTCGTCCCACCCTAAATTACGCCAAATACTAGGTGATGCGGATGATAAGCTAAGTCGTTATGTATTACTGATGTATGACATGAACTCGCCTCTTCGAGAGTACTACCCAGAGATATCGAAGCGTAAGCAATTCGCTGCTGCCATCGCTGGGTTTGATCTAGATAAGGATGATGTAACTGCTCTATTTGATTTTAAGATCAAGGTGGATGACGAGGAGGTTCCGTATGAGGAACTTCTTAATCTGATAATCAAGTATCTAAAGTACCAGAACAACTATGTCTGGTCTATGATCGTTGGTAACGAGCAGGCGTTCTATGAGTTTAATAAGCGAGTAATGCTGCCAGTGGATGGCAATAGGGATAAGGATATCCTTCAGGCTATTACCATTAAGACGCAGATTATGACAGCGCAGGATGAGATAGTGCAAAGACTGCAGAAGTATCTTCGTCAATTAACTGGCGAGGATGAGATGCTAGAGGAATCAATAACCAAACGTAAACGCATTAGACCGGAGGATATAGCCAATGTTCAGTCCAATAAGTAATGGGTCTATTGAAAATATTCAGGGACTTATCTGCCACGTCCCACCATCCGGCTTTGTATTAAATATACTGAGCGGGGAGCTGGAGGAGCGTTCTATATATGCTAGGTCACCAAAGAAGGCTGAACAGTACTTTGAGAACACACCATTGCCAAAAGATTACGCTAAGATCAGGGCAAAGGAACAGCAGAGGCAGGATGAGGACCCGGAGTTCTTTGATCCTAAGTTAGAACAATTTAGGCAGCAGGAATGGGACAGGAGGCTGAATGGGTATTGGTTTTATAATAATGGTGCGCCCACTTATATAACTGGGCTACATTACTTCTATCTTAATTACTGGCATCTCGATACTGGCCTTCCTAAATACAGGGACACGGATAGGAAGTACTTCTACTTTATGCAGTACTGCATTGAGGACCCTGAGTGCATGGGAATGGTGGAGATCACAAAGCGTAGGCAGGGTAAGACATTTAGGGGTGGGGTATTCTTATATGAGTACCCGTCTAGAACTAATAACGCCAAGTCTGGGATACAATCTAAGACGGGGGCTGACGCTAAGGAGGTATTCAGAAAGGCGGTGGTTCAGCCTTTTAAAAAGCTGCCAGACTTCTTTGTCCCCATATTTGATACATCTAAGGGGCTTACCCCGACATCAGAGCTGAGGTTCTATCAAACCACGGTTAAGGGTAGAAGGGCAAATACTATCAAGGAAGAGAAGGAGCTGGAGTCTGCCATAGACTGGAAGACATCGGAGGCTATATCTTATGACGGACAGAAGCTGCACAGGTACTTGGGTGATGAGGTTGGTAAGACTATGGAGGTTGATGTTTGGAACCGGTGGTTGGTAACCAAGTACTGCCATTTGGATGACGAGGGTAGAATTATAGGTAAGGCACTGCTTACCACTACGGTGGAGGATATGGATCAGGGAGGAGCCCCATTTAAGAAGATATGGGAGAACTCGGATCAGAATAACAAGAAGGGGAAAAGGACGGCTTCTGGGCTTTATAGGTACTTCTGTAGTGCGGCGGACACTAGATACTATAACCAGTACGGTGTGGCCGACAGGGCTAGGGCCGAGCAGGAGATTAGAGACGAGCGCAAATTGTTAGCTCACGATTCAAGGGCGCTTAGTTCTATTATTAGGAAGGAGCCAATTGAGTGGGAGGAGGCTTTTAGGATTGATGGGAGCAAGTGCTTGTACAACCCTGAGTTACTGAATGAAAGAATGGATAGGCTTTCTTGGAAGGATAATTTGACAACAAGGGGTAACTTTGTCTGGCTTAATGGTGACCGCGATACCCGGGTAGTATTTGAACCATCAAAGAATGGCCGGTGGGAGGTCGCAAAGCTTTTTGATAAGGAGGAAGATAGTAATAAGGTTACGAAGAACGGTGGTGTATTCCACCCTGCCAATGGCCTGAATTTTGTGATTGGGGTTGACCCGATTGACCACAACATGACGGAGGATGGTAGGAGATCTAACGGAGCCGGGATAGTGCTTCAGAAGTATAGCGCGGCTCGGGAGGAGGATATATACAACTACGCCTTCGTGGCAAAGTATGCTTATCGCCCAGACTCTGTCCAGATATTCTACGAGGACATGATCAAGATGGCGGTATACTACGGTGCCCCGGTTTTATTTGAAAACCAGAAGATTGGCCTTATGCACTACTTCGATGATCGGGGGTATTCTCCGTTCCTTATCTGGCTACCAGAAAGAAACCAGCCCGGTGTGGCCGCTAGTGCTAAAACTCACCAGCAGATCGCCGAGCTGACGGAGGACTATATCAACAAGATGCATGATAGGGTTTATTTCAAGGACCTTATCAAGGATTGGCTGGAGTTTGATATAGCAAAGACAACCAAGTTTGACTTGGCTATGGCGGCAGGTTATGCTCTAATAGCTGATCAAGTTAGGGTACATGTAAAAGGAACTGGTCAGATACGAGATGTGTCTGATTATTTTAGGAAGAATAAAATATAAAAATGGACAAACTCCAGAAGACTGATTTCCCAAGTCACTTAATCGATCCGAGAGAAAAGGGTCGCGACTGGGTTCTTCAGTACTGTAAGGCTGCGTGGAGCTCTTTTGAGAACGACAATCCGCGTGAGATCTTTTACCATGCTCGCTACCGCTATGAGGTAATCATGCAGTATGCTGTTGGTAATCAATCGATTAACAAGTATAGGCCGCTAATGCAAGTTGACGAGGCCTCTAATGAGGACTGGCTTAACATCGACTGGTCTGTGATGCCCATTGTTCCAAAGTTTAGAAGAATTGCCCTTGGTAAATTAAACAAGGTTGGGTATAATATTGTAGCCACGCCCATTGATTCTCTGGCTAACGAGGAGGTTCAGGATTACTTTGCTACCCTTAAGGCTAAGATCCAGTTGCGTGAAGAGGCTGCTAAGCTTGATCCATCACTTCTTGAAACCCCCGCCCTTCAGTTGATGCCTAATGAGGCTAAGGACATGGAGGAGCTGGAGATGCAGATGAACTACACGTTCAAGCATCAGATGGCTATTGAAGCTGAGATGGGTATAAAGCTGGTGTTGGAGCAAAACCAGATCGAGAAGCTCCGTGAAGGGATTCGCCAAGATCTTTTTGACTATGGTGTTTCCGGATACAAGGAGTATATCGATAGTAATGGTGCTATTAAAATTAGAAAGGTAAACCCTAGAAATATACTAATCAATAATTGCAAGAACAAGGACTTCTCCGATGCGGCTTATATTGGTGAGATCACAGAGATGACCATTGCTGATTTAAAGCAGATGGCGGGTAACCAATTTAGTGAGCAGGAGTATGAGGAGATTGCAAAAAAGCATGTTGGGTTTTTGGGTAATCCCAAGGAATGGCCTTCTTCTCTTTCTGTTTATAATAAAGGTTATGACAGGTTTAGGATTCGTATTCTTGATTTGGAGTTCTTCTCCGTCAACGAAATGGTTTTTGAGCAGCGTATTGACCGCCGTGGTAACAAGGTATATGCGCGCGGTAAGTATGATGACAAGAATAAAAGAAAAGATAAATTTGAGCGTGTAGCTTACAAGGTTGTATATAAAGGAAAGTGGATCATCGGTACAGACTACATATTTGATTATGGGTTGTGTACTAATATGAAGCGAGCTAAGTCATCTCTCATGGATACTCAAATGAGTTACCACCTGATGGCCCCTGAGTTCTGGGATATGAAGGCCTACGGAATAATGCCTTATCTTCTTCCTATGGCAGATGCTATTCAGATTGCATGGTACCGTTTGCAGAATGCTATCAATCAGGCAAGGCCAAAGGGTATTATGATTGAAATGGGTGCGCTTGAAGATATCCCTCTTGGTGCTGGCGGTAAGCGTCTAACACCAATGAAGGTGCTTGATCTTTATAATAAAACCGGTACGTTGGTATATCGCAAGAGCGATCCTCAGGGAAGAATGAGCAATTATAAGCCCATTGAAGAATTGGAAAATGGATTGGGCCGAGATGTAATGAACTACTGGCAGATCATCCAAAACAATATACAGTTGATCCGTGATGTAACTGGTATGAATGAGATGACGGATGGTTCTACTCCAGATCCACGAACGCTAACAACTGTTGCGAAGCTGGCTTACGAGGGAACAAATAACGCCCTTACAAATATCGTACAAGGAGAAAAGCAATTGCTTGAATCTTTATCTAATGCTATTATACTTCGCTTGCAAGATGTAGCTGCAGAAGGAGAGGTGAAGGGATATGTTCGTGCTCTTGGGTCTAATACAATGAAGTTCTTTAAGGCATCTCCAAATCTTGGTCTGTATGAATTTGGAATCTTCTTAGAAGATAAGCCGACAGATGAGGAAAGAGCTATGCTTCAACAGCAGGTAATGGCTGGGCAAGGCAACGGGATGTTAGATATAGAGGATGCTATTGTTATTCAGAATACCGATAATCTAAAGGTTGCCCAACAATTGCTGGCGTATAAGATCAAGAAGCGTCGCAAGGAAGAGGAGGATAAAGCAATGCGCATGCAGCAAATGAATGCGCAGGTTCAGCAAGAATCTGCCATGGTTGCTGAGCAGGCTAAGCAGCAGACCATCCAAGCCGAAGGTCAGATTAAGGGCCAGCTGATCCAGCTTGAGAAAGAGTACGATGCTAAGATCTTAGAGATGAAGTATAAGTACGAGATCGAGCTTGAGAAGATGCGCATGAAGGGCAAGGTTGAAACTAAGAAGGTTGAGAACAAGGGCAAGAAGAGTGTGACAAAGATAAGAATGGGGCAGCCCGATACTGATATAGAAGAACCAGAAATTGACGGCGCAATGATAGCCCAAGAAGAGATGTTTAATCTTGGAGGCTTCCCGCAGCAGGCCCAGCCAATGGCGCCTGAGCAAGAAGAGCAAGAGGTTGAAGAGAATGAGGTAGAGGAGAATGAGGGAATGGAAGAGGGAGAGGTTGAAGGAGAAGAAATGGAGGAGGGGCAATAATTCACCCCCTATAATCCATTGTTTTTCAAAACCTTTATCAAAGCTTTGCATAACCAAATAATATAAATATGAGCGATGAACTGAATTTCAACGATTTATCGTTGTCTGATGTAACCGTTAATGGTAAACCTATTGTAGAAGCGGCTCCAGAAGAGGCGCCTGCTGAAACACAGGAAACCCCAACGGAGACCACAACTGAAACAACTGCTGTAGAGACTGCACCAGTTGAAGAAACTCCGCAGGAGGATTCAGTTAGTGGGTCAAGAATGGCGGCCCCCAGTTATGAATTCAAGGATGATTTCATTAAGGGTGCTGTTGAGTATTATGAGAAGACAGGTGATTTAACACCATACCTGCAGGCTAAGACTGTAGACTTTACCAAGATGGATGACACGGAGATTATGAGACGTAATCTTCGAGAGCAGTATCCAGATGTTTCTGAGAAGGCGTTTGATCGTCTTTTTAAGCAACAGGTAGTAGACAAGTTTAAGCTTGATGCTGAAGAATGGGGTGAGGATGATTCAGAGCTCGGGAAAGAACTTCTGAGGTCTGAAGCTAACAAACTCCGTTCTAAGTATATCGATTGGCAGAAGGGATTTGTGGCCCCGGAACCACAAGCCAACCCAGAAGCTGAAGCGCAGGATGCGGCAATGCAAGAGGCGATTGCTCAGTTTGAGAAATCAGTAATTGAGAATCCTCTCACCAAGTCCATAATTGAAGCTAAGAGACTTAGCATTAAGACTGGTGACGATGAGTTTAATTACGAGCTTCCAGAACCGCAATCAATGGTGGAGATGACTCTGGATAACAACAAGTTCTTTCAACAATTCGCGTCGGCGCCCGGCCAATTAGACTATAGTAAATGGTATAAGACCGTTGCCTATAGTCAGAATCCTGAGCAATTTGAAAAAGCTCTGATTAACTTTGGCAAGACGCTTGGTCGTTCTGAAGTGACGAAAGAAATAAAGAACCCCTCAACCGCTCCCGTGGGGGATGTTCCGACTGAAAGTTCTGGAGACTTTACAACAAGTCTTCTTCAAGCTTTCGCAAGTAGAGGAGTATCAAAATAATTTTTAAAAAATAAAATAATTAATCATGCCCGGTACTTTAGGTAACCTTAATAAGAGTTACGTATCATCAATTAACTTCCTCGATCAACGTGAGATCCTTAATAAGGTTCTTGACGTAACTAACGAGGAGATGTCTTTCTTGGACATCATGGAGTTGACTAATCGCTCCAACCCCACTTCAGTTCCTGTTTTCCATCACTTCGTTAACGAAGAGCTCTATGTTCTCGGTACTGTTAGTGCCGTAACTGGTTCTGGTGTAACTGGAACTACTGCCGCTCCTCCTTCTGTAACTGCTACAATCGACGCCACTGCTTACGCTTATGTAAACGTAGGTGAGCTGGTTATGTTCCCTAACGGAGCTGTAGGTTACATCACTGGTAAAGCTGCTACTACTAACATCGTTATCAAGTCTGTAGATGGCGCTACCTTGACTCTGGCTAGCGGAGATAGACTTTCTTTCTTCTCTAACGCTGCTGGTGAAGGTTCTCTTTCTCCTGATGCTAAGCGTTGGGGAGTAGTTAGATACGACAACCAAGTGCAAATCTTCAAGGGTAAGTTCAGTATCACCGACATCCAGAAGGCTTCTAAGGTTGAAGTTGAGTTTCAAGGAAAGCCTTTCTACATGTACAAAGGTCAGCACGAGAGCTTGATGAAGTTCCGTGGAGATATCTCTACTTCATTGATGTTCGGTCGTAAGAGTTCTACCTTGTTTGCTGATGCTTCTCCTGCTCTTGCTGATGCAGAAGGAAGACCAGTTCAAACTACTGGTGGTCTCGATCAGACTGTAGTTGCTCGTGGTATCAACCAATCTTTGTTGACTGCAGGTACTGCAACACTCGCCGACATTCAAGCTCTTACTCAGACCTTGAACAGAGCTCGTTGCCCTCAGGAGTACTTCCTGTTCGTAGGTACAACTATGAACATTGCTTTTGACAACCTGTTCAACAACTTAGGTAACAGTGCTCTGTTGTCTCAAGGTGCTCGTTTCCAGATCGCCGGTAAATCACTGGATCTCGGTATCGATACTGTGAAGATCTACGGACGTACTTACTACAAGAAGTATCTGCCTTTGTTGGATCACCAGAACATCGTAAACTACACTGGTTCTCCCAACTTTAAGAACAGTGCTTACGGTGCTCCTGCCGGTAAGATCAAGACTAACGACGGTCAAATGCTCGATCGCCTTGGCGTTCGTTACATGGCTGGCGATGGTACCGATCTGAAGTATCGCGAGATCCTTCTCGGTGGTCTGGCTCCTGTTCCAACCAACGAGCGTTCTGTATTGGAGATCCACTACGAGAGCGTACAAGGTCTGGAGATCCTCGGTGCAAACCAGTTCTTCAAGCTGTCCTAAGCTGATTATCAATAGATTAGCTATAGCATACGGTAAGGGGGTAAAACCCCTTACCTTTGCTTTTTATCAATAACCAAAAACACACCAGATGAAAAAAACAGAAATGTACAATCAGCTATCTGAAAAGCTGATTAAAGAAACCATGCTAAAGCCCGGTCAATCTGTGACATATAGGCTTTGCAAGATTGAAAAAGACCCATTTGATCCAAACAGGTTAGCTATCCCTGCAGTAAAGGGGGTCCCAGTTATTGACACTATTTATGATGAAGAGAAGGGCCAGTATGTAGATATTGCTGCCGTTCGTTCTGTAGATGGTCAAGGCAACCACTTGTTCCATGAGATTAACTTTTACTCAAACATGGCTGGCCATATGATCTTAACTGGTGGCCGCGCCTATGATCAGGAAATCCATAGCTATCTTTCTATCTGTGATTATAATGCTTCTAAGCCTAACAGAGACGAAACAAAAGAGGCTATTTTTGAATTGGTAGATGAGACTAAAACTGCAGAGAAGGAAAGCAGAACCCGCAACCAACGTCGTGAGGCGTTGAATGCTGCTGCTGACCTGAGCACTGAGGATGTCAAAACATACGCAGCTGCCTTGGGTAAGGATGACTCAAAGGCTGTATCCGTTCTGAGAAATGAACTGGAGGAAATGGCAGACAAAGACCCTGCTGCATTCCTCGATCTGATGAATAACAAACTAGCCGTGGTAACCGCCACCGTTAATAGGGCTATCAAGAAGGGCGTAATCCTGTTTAATCAGGAGCAGTCTAGATTTGAGTGGCCTACTAAGGAAGTGATTCTGGTAGTGGCTCGGACAGGTAGCGACGCTATCGACGAGTTCGTAAGCTTCTGCACCAGCTCCGCAAAAGGAGAAAAGGTGTTCCAAACTATTCAGAGCAAGGCCAAAAAGTGAGTCCTTAGTTCACAACTGAACTGAGGTTCATCTCGTGTTTGGTTGTTTGGTGAAAGCCTCCTATTTCTATAGGGGGCTTTTTATTGCTTATTCCCTGCCAATTTGGGAACTTTGTTTTAATTTTGTAATAATGCCCACCATCTCTAATATGTCCTTTAACGTCAAGTTTGACCTTGACGGGATACCTACACTGGTTTTAACAGACACCACTACCTCCCCGCCTGCCGGGTTGGTGGGTATCTTTGAGATCATCCAGCCAGATGGCTATGTCAGGACGGGCAATATTAACTCACCAGATATCCCTTCTGCAGGGTCTAGTTTTTCTTACACCTTAATGCTGGATTCTACAGGGCAGGTTCAAAGGGGCTCATACACAATTAAGTATACGGCGGCGGCTCCGGGGTATTTATCCACAGATTTCACCAGAACCTTCCAGTTCCAGTATCTGCCAGTCACCTTAAACCTGAACGAGCAGTTTGATGTATTTACCCCTAAGCTAGAGTACATCGACTCCACTAATTATCAGGTAGCGAATTATAACAATACGGCGGTGACTAGGTCTTGGACGGCGGTATCCACACCAACGGGGACTATTACAGGTAGTACGGCTACGTTTGATGTAAAGTTCAGTAACCAGTACTGGGACGCTAATTATGTAATAACGCTAACCTCTAGTCTTGTCTACACCCACCAGACATATGCTTGGTTGACTGTAGAGGAGACTATAACAAAATCGGTTAATACATACGCAGAAACTCCTGCAACGCTGGCTCAGATTACCAGTCTGATTGTTTTGTTGAAAAATACATTAGAGAGTCAGGTAGATACTGTGAGTGAGTTCGCTCAAACAAGAGAGGACTTTACATATGCTCAATCATTATTCGAGCACATTATTTACAGGATTAGGCTTAATAACACTACAAGTATATATCGTGATCTAAAAGACTTGATCGCTGTATTGCGTAACTACCAGATCCCAACCTATGTTCCACTGAACGCCCCGATCGGTCCTTATAATCTAACGCCTCTATATCCGGGTGCTGCGTGGGGGAATATCACGGGGACAATTACAAATCAGACTGACTTAGTAAATTACATTGCTAGTCAGATATCTGGAGGTAAGTATGCCACTAGCATTGGTGACGGGGTTAATCTTACCTATACAGTAACGCATAATTTAAATAATTTAGACGTAGATGTAGAGGTTGTTGAAAACGCTACAGGGGAAACTGTATTCACAGACGTCAGTCGTACTGGCGTTAATACGCTTTCTGTATCATTTGCTACAGCCCCAACAACAAATCAATATAGAGTTATAGTAAATAAATAATATGAAGTTTTTAGCAAATATCTTAGCCAAGGCTGGTCTTATTGTTGATGGAACTACGCAATTAAATACAATTGCCAATGCCACAATTGATACTGATAGATTCTTAGTTAGCGATGGCGGGGTTGTTAAGTATAGAACAGGGGCTCAGTTGTTGTCTGATATTGGGCCTATTACAACTTCTACTTTAAAGCATCAGGTAAAGCTTGGTGAAAATATAGCTAAGGGGCAGGCTGTTTATGTATCATCTGCCGATGGTACGAACATGATCGTGTCTAAGGCTTCTAATACATCTGAGGCTACATCTTCTAAAACGCTTGGATTAATAGAGACGGGCGGAGTTACAAACGCTCAGGTTAGCGTTATTACTGAGGGGTTGCTAGCTGGTCTTGATACGTCAACAGCTGTGGCTGGAGATCCAGTGTGGCTTGGAACAAATGGTAATTTAATCTTTGGTTTAGTTAATAAGCCATATGCCCCAGCTCACCTTGTTTTTATCGGTATTGTTACAAGGGTGCAGCAAAATAATGGAGAGATATTCGTTAAGGTTCAAAATGGTTTTGAGCTTCAGGAGATTCATAATGTTTCAGCCCTGAACCCAACTAACAATGATGGTATTTTCTACAACTCATCAACACAGCTTTGGGAGAAGAAATCTATACCAACTGTATTAGGTTACACCCCAGCAAATGCTGCTAGAGTGTTGACTATCAATGGGGTAAGTTATGATCTTACAGCAGATAGGACTTGGTCTGTTGGAACGGTGACTTCTGTGGCGGCTTTAACATTAGGCACTACTGGTACTGATCTTAGCTCTAGTGTAGCCAACGGTACTACAACTCCTGTAATTACATTGAACGTACCAACAGCCTCTGCAACTAACAGGGGTGCTTTGAGTTCTACAGACTGGACAACCTTCAATAACAAGCAGAATGCGATTACTTTAACCACAACGGGTTCAAGTGGCTCGGCTACGTTAATTTCTAACACATTAAATATCCCGACATATACTCTTGCAGGTTTGGGTGGAATTTCGCTTACCTCTTTGAGTGCATTTGTACCCTTAGTGTATAACAATACAACTGGCCAATTTTCCATAATACAATCAAGTGGAAGTAACGATGGTTATCTAAGTGCAACGGATTGGACAACCTTCAATAACAAGCAGAATGCGATTACTTTAACTACAACAGGAACAAGTGGCGCTGCTACTTTAGTTGGATCAACATTAAATATCCCCCAATATCAATCTGTTCTTACCAATCCTATCACGGGTACAGGCACAACAGGTCAGGTGTCCTATTTCAATGGCACTAACTCTATCACATCTTCCCCTACATTCGCCTTTACACCTACCTCACAATTATTAGTAAATAACTCTGTTACTGCTGCAAGTGCTATTGCGAGGGGAATAAATGCCACTCCTACCTTAACTGCAGCAGCTAATAACGATTTTTTAGTAGGACTTGATATAAACCCTACTTTTACCAATGGTGCTTTTACAGGGGTAAATAATGTGGGTTTAAGAGTGAACTTCCCAAATTCTGGTGCAAATAATGTAGCAACTTTTAGAACAGGCACAAACAATAATGCTAATCTAACTTCAATACAATTAGTAAACTCAGCATCAGGTTTAAGTTCAATTGTTAATTTAGTTTCTGGTAACGTGGATAATGGAAATCCATATTTTGCTATTCAGAATAGAAATAATGCTGGAACAGTAAATGAAAACTTTAGAATTTTTCAATCAGGCAACGTAGTAATTCAAAACGGTGGCACATTTACCGATGCTGGCTTCCGTTTAGATATTGCGGGCACAGCAAGAGTGCAAAGTTTTACCACAATAAATGCTGCGCCTGCGCTAAATGCTGAAGCTGCGCTATCAGTTAATGCTACTACAAATAATAGTACAGGTGGGCAAATGTATGGCATTCGTAGTATTTCAACTGTTGCTACTAATACAGGAAATCTTACAGGGATAGATGCAACTATTAACAATTCAACCACAGCTACAAATATGGCTGGGTTTAACTCAGCAGTTAATGTTAGTGCTAATACAACAGCACAAGTAAGAGGCTATTCAGTAGGTGGAGCAGTAACAGGTTCAGGAGTCGTTAGTACTTATGTAGGCTACGATTACGTTGATGTATTCAAATCAGGTAGCGGAGCAGTAACAAGGCAAAATGCTATAAGAATTGCTAATTTGACTGCAGGCAGTAGTGCAAATATTGGCATACTATTTAACAATTCAGCAGGTACAGCAGTTAGTGGAACTTGGGATATTTACTCACAATCTGGTAATGCATCATATTTAGCAGGGAATTTATTGCTTGGCACAACTTCCGATATAGGAGGTCGTTTGCAAGTAGCTGGAACAATCACAGCCACTTCTGCTATTGCCAGAGGAATAAACTTTACAAATACCTTAGTAGCAGCAGCCAATAACGATGTATTAGTAGGACTGGATATAAACCCCACTTTTACGAATGGTGCATTTACTGGGGTTACGAATAATGCATTACGAGTTACAGGCATCTCTCAATTAAATGGGAATGTAAACACAACTGGTACGATTAACGCTACTGCCACTACGGATGGTTTTTACTCTCATACTTTTACAAACTCATCAACTGGAACATCGGCAGTTGTAAGGTTTTTATTACAGGGAAATGATGGTGGTGGGGCAGCATTAGCCATTGAAAGGATGGGTTCTAATTACGTTGGAACTGGAGCGAGGAATGCTGGAAGGTCAGTAATTTTAGCGGGAAGTTCTGGTTTAGCATTGGCAGCATCACAATCAGGGGGGGATATAAGGTTTTATACAGGGGATGTAACTGCTGCATCCGAAAGAATGCGATTATCAGTTACAAATGGTAACTTACTAATCAACACCACTACCGATGCAGGCTTTAGATTAGATGTAAATGGTACTGCAAGGGTGCAGGGGAATACAACAATTGTTGGAGATTTAAGTGTTCCTTCTGGGAACTATATGTCTGTTAATGGAACAGGTAGTATTTTCGGTATGAGAATACAATCCTCTTTATTAAATATAACTGCTGGAAATACAAATTTAGCTGCATTTGACCAGAGTTTAGGTAGTGGAGCATTGTCATTAAGGGGTGTAGCAAATAATAATGTAAGTGGGAATTTTATACAATTACAAGTAGGTTCTACCACGACAGCTGCTTTAACTTCAAATGCAGGTACAGCAAATTATACGGCAGTTAATATAACAGCTGGATATAATATAACAGGTGGTACACATAATATCATAGGCATATATTATGACCCTACCTTAACTTCAATGACTGGAGTAACCCATAGAGCCATACAAACTGTAACAGGCGATGTTCTTTTAGGTACAACAAGTGGCAATGTAATGATAGGCACTACTACTGCTGGGGGAAGATTTACCATTCAACCAACAAATAACCAAGTGGGAATGGCGATAAGCGGGTCTTCCCTCACAGGCTCAAATGCTCAAAGTTTAGTATCTCTCTCTCAAACTTGGAACACTACTGGCAATCCTACTGCCTTTCTCTTAAATATAACCAACACCGCATCGGGAGCAACTGCCGACCTAATGGATTTACAGGTAGGGGGAGCAAGTAGATTTGAAATAACGGCTGCGGGTAGGGCTCGCTTAGGAGCTTATGGTTCAGGAACTATCACAGGAACAGCTACCTACAACCTTGCCGTAGATTCTTCAGGTAATGTTATTGAGGTTACTGGAGGAGGTGGAGGAGGTATTGGAGGATCTGGTACAACTAACTACTTACCTAAATTTACCGCTTCTACAACCCTTGGCAATAGCCAAATATTTGACGATGGAACAAACGTAGGAGTAGGTACTGCGACTGCAGGTTCTAAGCTACAAATAAACGGCAATGCAGCCATAGGATATAGTGCAAGTACTGCTGCTCCTACAAATGGATTGGCGGTTGCTGGAAATGTCGGTATTGGTATTGCTGCACCTGCTACAAACTTGCACGTTTATAGAACTACCGCTGGTTTATCAGGGATGCAGATTTCAAACTTAACACACGGAAGTACTGTTACCGATGGTATGTTTGTAGGGGTTGATGATACACAAGGGTATATTTATATGTATGAAAATCTACCCATTCAATTATCTACAAATAGTACAGTAAGGCTTTTTATCAATAATGATGGGACAGTATTTGTCGGTGGCACTAATGCTCCTGCTTCTCCAACAACGGGTATTTTGAGTGGTTCAGGCGCAACAGGAACGAACGTAGCTGGTGCTGAATTAAGAATTAGAGGAGGAGCAAGTACAGGCTCTGGAGCAGGAGGCCCTATAACATTCTATACGAGTGCAGCGGGAAGTTCTGGTACTGGTGTAAATGCGGCTACCGAGAGAATGAGAATATATAGTGATGGTATGGTTAGAACTTTTATGTCAACTACAAATACAACACAATATTTTGCAAGTGCGAGAATTACAATACAACAAACATCAGCCACCAATAATAACTTTGCTAATCTTTCTTTTTTAGGTGCAAATAGCGATGATGCGGCTGCAATATATTCACAAATATCAGCACATACCGCTGGTGCAACTTCTGGTAATTTAGTTTTTGCTACAAGTAATGCAGCTTCTGCATCAACTGCAAGAATGACTATTACTTCTACTGGCTTAGTTGGAATAAATACCCAAACAATCGGTAGCCAACTGCAGGTCAATGGTGGAGCAGCCATCGGTTACTCTGCCTCTACTGCTGCTCCTACGAATGGTTTAATGGTAGCAGGAAACGTAGGAGTGAATGTTACTCCTTCTGCTTGGGCATCTGGTTTTAGAGCGATACAAATCGGAGCAAGGTCAGCGGTATATAATAGTGATATCAACTTTACAGGATTAGGGAATAACATATTTTATGATGGTTCCTTTTATCGTTATATAACCACCGCAGCCATATCAACAATAGAATTGGGGGCAGGTGTAATTACATTTGGTAATGCTCCAAGTGGTACTGCTGGTGCTATCGTTAGTGGGACTGAGAGAATGAGAATAGCCGCTGATGGCAATGTTGGTATTGGAGCAACCTCACCAAGTAGATATAATCACGGTGGAACTAATAGATTTTTGGAAATCTATAATACTGCTACTACCGCTGATGCTCAGGCTCACGTAATTTTGACAACAGGCGCAGCCGCAAATACGGGTTCTATTGGTTCAATTACATACGCAATTCCTAACACAGCAGGTGCAGAAAAAAGAGGTGCAATAATACAAGGTTTAATAGATGCTAATAGTGCAACATCCGTAAATGCAAGATTAGAATTTTTAACTGCAAGCGCAGGCACACTTGATACTCGTATGATTATTGCACCAGCAGGAAATGTTGGTATCAATACTTCAACCATCGGTTCTCGCCTACAAGTCAATGGAAATGCAGCCATCGGTTACTCTGCCTCTACTGCTGCTCCAACAAATGGGTTGATAGTTGCAGGTTCAATTACGGGTGCAAGTAATTCCAATACTTTTGGCACAAGTAGTGCAAGTGGCTATCCTGTTATAATTAACACAGGTAGTGGCTCAAATTCACTAAAAATAAATGGTAGGAATAACGCTCCCGGTGATGAGTCAGGCATTGAGTTTTTTAGATTTGATGGTGTTACAAGAGTAGCATTCATACAAGCCTCTACCAATTTTTTTGCGTTTGCTACTTCATCAGAAGCAATGCGCATAAATTCATCTAATTTTTTAGGAATTGGAACTACAACCATCGGCAGCCGCTTGCAAGTCAATGGTGGAGCAGCCATAGGATATTCAGCAAGTACCGCAGCACCTACGAATGGGTTAGCGGTGGCGGGAAATATTGCATTGAATAGTACACTAAGTGGATGGATTTCTCCTTTTAATGTTATAGAGGGAAATACCTATGCTGGCTATGTTGGTTTTCAAACTAATGCCGCTGATATGAAAGTCGGTATTAATAATTTTTATGATGGAACTGGAACAAGTGGTTATAAATACAAAACAACAAATGGTGCGGTACAATTAGGACTAAGTGCAGCTAATGGTTTTCAAGTTAATGTTGTAACAAGCGGAACTGCTAATACTAATTTTGTATGGACACAAGCAATGCTTATTAATCTTTCTGGAGAAGTAAAATTAACTCCAGCCGCCAATACTTCGGTATTAAGTACAACAGGTGCTTATTCCCTTACAGGCTCAAATGCTCAATCATTAATAGACCTTGCAGGAACTTGGAACACCACAGGAAACCCTACTGCTATAAAGTTAAACATCACTAATACGGCTTCGGGTGCAAATTCTTTGCTGATGGATTTGCAGGTCGGGGGAACTCCTGAGTTTAGAGTTACAAGAACAGGTAATGTAGTCGTTAATGGTTCTACTTCTACTTATCAAATGCACGTTGTAGGAACAGGCTCGTTGCTTGCTTTGGGTGAGGAGTCATTTACCACAGGCCGCCAGATGCTTTTTGGAATTGATGGTTCTGGAAATGGCGAAATTCAATCCGTTCAGCAAGGTACTTCATATCGCAATTTATCTATAAATCCATTAGGAGGAAATGTAGGTATCGCCACATCTTCCCCTACTTCAACACTACACGCGAACGGTTCGGTTGCCAAGGCTATAACTACAAAGACGGCGACTTACACCTTGACCTCTAGCGACCATACTGTTATATTTAATCTAAATGGTAACGCAACCGCAAACCTACCAGATGCTACAACTTGCACAGGTAGAATTTATATGATTAAGATAAACAGAACCAATACTACTGATACGTTGACTATCGATCCGAATGGCACGCAAACAATAGATGGGTTTACCACCTATGCCCTGCAATGTCAATATGCGGTGATAATTCAAAGTGACGGTTCAAATTGGCAAATACTTGGAGATTTTGCTAATGGTACAAATTGTTTATAATTTAAAAACAGAATAAAATGACAACTTACAATTGGGAAATCTTACAACTAGATACCATCCCACAAGAGGGTAGCCTACAGGACGTAGTAAAGACGGTACACTTCCGTTACAATGGAACAAAGGTGGTAGATGATAAAACCTACTTTGTAGAAAAGTACGATGTAATGGAATGCGCACAACCTTCGGATACCGACTTTACGGCCTATCCCGATTTGACCGAGGCGCAGGTGATCGGCTGGCTCGAGGCTGGTGCGGACGTAGACGCCCTTAAGGCTAATGTCGACGCCCAGATCGAGAACCTTATTAACCCCCCTATTGTGAACCTCGGTTTACCTTGGGCTGAAACAACTGAAAATCAATCATAATGAAAACAATTCAACCCGTTACCATTTGGGCAAATGGCGCCAATAAGGAGGCGAAACTTCTTAATGCTTATGTAGTACGTCTGGTCTTGAATTCTAGCGCTACTTTCTATTACTCTTTAATGGCTCAGAACGAGGACGGATCTGCTGGCGAAACCTTGGCTCAGGGCAACCTGACTATGGATGGGCAAGCCTACCAAGACTGGCAGTCAGATGAGACCGCTTGGGATTGGATCGCATCTTCCCTGAATCTGACCATCACTGGTGAATAAACAAAGGTGGAAAACTGTTTGTTCGAGATAGATAATACCCTATCTTTGTACAAAATAAACATCTATGTTAGATTTCAACCAACCACTGAAGGGGCTTGATGGCACCGAAGTAAAGGACATGGACGGATCGTCTGTAACCCTTGGAAAGCTTCTGTCTACACAGCTGGCTTCAGCAAACAAAGGAGATGCACTTAAGTTATTCACATGGGCCCAGAAGTGTTTCAATGGCGAGGCGCTGGATCTAGATCCTAGCGATTCTTCTACCCTGAAGGACTTCATTAAGTCAAACGAGTCTTTGACCGTTCTGGCTAAGGCTCAATTACTGAGTGTATTCAAGTAATTAACAATGGCGAACAGTCTTGATAGGGTAAAATCTTGGCTTAGTCCGATGATCATTTCAGGTTTTGGATTTGTCCTGTGGAGTCTTCTGCAGGAGATCAGATCAGATGTAAAGGTGCTGCTTCAGGCTGAGGCGGCCACCAACATTAAGATAGAGAACCTAGAAAGAAGGATGACGGTAACTGAATCAATGCTTGCTCAAAATAGACTGTTCGCTATTAAACCAGAAGAAATTGAAATCCCTAAAGCAAACCGCACTAATTAACACATGCATTGTGTTGGTTATCAGCATGTTAGGATGCAACCCTGTGAAAAGGGTAATGCGAGATCCTGAGCGGTTTAGCGAGGTTGCCAGTGAGGTTATTAGAAGGGGGTATTGTGTAAACGACACTACCACTATAACTGAGGTAAGGGACTCGATTATTTATAAGGACTCTATTGTAGAGCGGGTACACAACGTACCCTGTAAGGATTTTGACACTGTCATTGGCCGTGCAAGAGTATCGGTCATAGGCGGTGTTTTGTCATTTAAGCAGAAGGACTCTGTTGTTTATCGCACTAGAACTGTTACTAACACAGTTAGGGATAGGACTTATGAGGATACTTTAAAGTCAGATATACTAATTTTGCAATCGAAGCTGGTCGTGTCTGGTGAACAACTTGACGAGTGCCAGAAGAACTATAAGGATAAGGTGGGTAAGCTAAGAAATGATAAGCTTAAATTGTGGTTGATCATTGTAGCAATGTCTATCTTTATTCTTAGAAAATCGATTATAAAAATAGTAAGAGGATGGCTTTATTTCATGTAATGGCGGCTAAGGATGGTAAGCATGCATGGCAGGCTAAGGGGGAGAACCCTAAGACCGGTCGTGAGATCACGCTTAAGGGCGGGGAGGCTAAGCATCGTGGCAAGTGGGGGACTAAGGGTGGCAAGTCTGAGGGTCAGGTAAAGAGCTTCTTTGCCCGGCACGCCAAGAACGATAGCCCTGTAGCCTTTATTAACGCCCTTAACTGGAAGAGGGGAAGCCAGATCGGCAAAACCATTAATATCCCTAACAGTAAGTTCTAATGACCATTAACGATGTACATAATGTCATTCTCTTCTACGTCAACAAGGCGCAGCAGGGTTTCATTACCCACGAGGAGATTGATCTTGTTTTAGATAGGGCTCAGATGACGCTGTTCGATCAGTATCACACGAACCCAAAGCTGCCAGCTAAGGCACAGGCAGAGCTTTATGGAGATTCGCAAAGAATTGACGATGCATTAAGCCCATTTAAGTCGAAGTATACCTTTAATGCGGGTGCTACACCATCTGGGGTTATTACTCTTCCTAGTGATTATATGCACCTGCTGTCGTTATATACTACTGTATTTAACGCTCAGCTCGGGAGAAACGTATACTCAGCTGTGCAAGTAATGGCAGAAGATGAGTTGATTGAAAGACTAGAAAGTCAGGTTATCCCAGTAAGCGCGGATGATCCAGTAGCAATCATGAACAGCCAGAATAGAATTCAGCTATTCCCAGAGGCACCAGCCACTGGAGCGATTTATTATTTCCGCCGCCCAGTTAACCCCAAGTTTGCTTACAATCAGGTGGGTCGTGCTATCACATATGATCCCGCCAACTCTGTTCAGCTTGAGTGGAGGGAAATGGATATAAACAATATTATTGTAATAGCTCTGCAGTTCTACGGTCTTAACCTGACGAGCCAAGAGATTATTCAGTTCGGACAAGTGAAGGAGGCACAAGGACAATGACAACTAAGAAAAAAATTGCCGAGCAGATACAGCGACTTATTGCTGGTAACCCTATCATCAGCGCTCGTATACATACAAATGATGTTATACTAGCTGTTGAGCAGGTTGCAAATCAGCTGCTGAAGGCGGATTACTTTGCGGTCAATACCCCAGAAGGAGATACAATACCTAATAACTGTATGGTGTTCACGTATGATAACGTGCCCGTAACTACTTATAAAACAAGCCTTAGCAGAGCTACTCTTCCATCGATGCCTATAAATCTTCCAAGAAATATGGGTGTTCTGCATGTGTCAAAGATTGACGCAATCAATGAACCATTCATCCCAATCCCAACATCTATGTATGGGATCATTAAGCCTCAGGATCTACTGGGCCAGATGTCTGGGTTGATTGGCTACGAGGTTGTAGGTAGAGATATTATATTTACTCAGAACCTACCCGGTATGAGCGTAAATAGCGTTTATATCAGACTGGTTGGCATGGATATTGGTGCTTTAAGTTTATATGAAACTCTTCCGCTTTCCGCTGACATGGAGGCGCAGGTGGTTCAGATAGCTTATAATATGCTGGTTCAGGTACCACCAGCTGATAGATCAGAATCAACTAGAGACTAATGAAAGTAACGACACTTGATAAAATAGTTAGAGGGGCGCTGGCGGATAGGCTATACCCAATGCAGTGGTACTTGCAGTTTATGACGTATGCTGTTTCATGCCTGCGTGAATTAAACTTTGATGTTCTCCAAAATGTTAAGAGTGTTCGTTTACCTATTAACTCATACAAGGCTGCAACGCTTCCTGTCGATTTTGTTGACTACATTAGAGTCGGCAATGAGATGGGCCAGTACCTTTCACCATGGGGTGAGAAGAGAGATTCTTTTAACCGCCTCAACAAGTTTGATTCACAAGGAAACAAAATCCCCTATGGAGACATCGAAGCGTCCAATGGAATACTTCCAAATAACTGGGAAGGGTTCTGGTATACTAATTATGTTAACGACAAGGGAGAGCATCTGGGACGTATATTCAATAACATCCCGGGCTTTCGCGAGTCCTTTATTATCCTCAGAGAACGCGATGAGATACAACTAGATGTAAGCTACTCTGGGACGTTTATCGTCATGGATTACATATCTGATGGTATGTTACTTGACGCTTCCAACTCAGTTCATCCTTATGCGATCGAGACGATCAAGGCATATATATTTTGGAAGATGAAGGAGCACGGTAGACAATTTAATCTTAGCGAAAGACAATTAGCTAAGGATGAGTTCTACAACCAACTTCGTATTCTGAAAGCTAGAATGAATACTATTGATACACTGGATATCCGTCGTAGCCTTCAGGCTTCATACGGGCCCGTGACAAAGAATTAAAGATGCCGGTAACTAAAAAATCATTTCTGAAGGGGATCAATTCGGATGATGCCTCATACTTGATGGACCCAAAGGAATACCTTGGCGCCCTCAATATCAGGTTTATTACATCCGAGAATGGGCAGGTAGGACAGATCACTAACATTGAGGGTAATCAGCTGAAGAACCAAACCATTGGGCATACCGGCGTCACCACAACATTCACACTACCACAGTACGGGTACAATAGAACCATCGGGGCCTATGAGGACCATGCAAAAAGAAGACTGTTCTGGTTTAACTATAACTCTACTGGCTGGCATGGCATTTACTGCTACGATGCAGATACCGATAAAATATACACGCTACTAGAGCAACCTAATAATGGTTCTATCCTTGGGTTTAAGGAAGACCGTTTTATTCATAGTGTTGCTATGGCTGAGAACCAGCTATTTTGGACAGATGGAGATCAGAAGAGAATAAACGTAGAAGCGGCAATTAAAGCGCAGCACCCATCATATACCACTAGCGTAAAGAGGTATGAGATCTACAACACTATTGTACTTACCGCTGGTTCGGGGTACACTAATGGTGTTTATGTAGATGTACCAGTTTCTGCTGTGGCCTCCCCCGATCCGTCGTGGATTGGAGTAGGTGGCAGGGCAACGGTTACTGTTGCTGGAGGCGTGGTGACCAAGGTGGTCATGACAAACTTCGGAAGATATTATAGGAATGGTGACGAGTTTACCGTATCTTCTGCATTAATAGGTGGTACTGGTTCTGGGCTTGTTATTAAGATTAGCGCCATGCTAGATGCTAGCGTTCTTAGCCTTATCCGCTATAAGCCAATGTTCCCATTGACTGCTACTGCGGTGAACCAAACCAGCCCAGTTCTTGTTAATAACCTAGTTGACAATGACTCGTTCCAATTTACTTATAGATATGTATATCGCGATGGCGAGGTTTCTGTATTCGCGCCACTTTCAAATATGGTGGCATACTACCATCCGTCTTATAATATTTATAACTCGATAGATATTGCTCACCCGAACCAGCTAATCCAGCAGGATGTGGTAAGGGTTGAGTTCGCCGTCAAGTATATGACTGGCGGTAAAATGTTTATTATCAAGACTTTTAATGAGGCAAATATTGCCGTTCACAATACTGGTAGTTGGCTTTCTTATAGGTTCTATAATGATACTGTTGGCGCTTCTGTTTCTGATGCTGAGACTGCAAAAGCGTTTGACTATGTACCGATAACCTCACAGACATTAGAGATCGCTAAGAACAGATTGTTCTTGGGTAATAATGTATATGGGTATGATAACCCATCTACTAGCTCTATCTCAGCTTCCGCATTGCCAATCACCATTAATTCAACGAATGGTCTTTGGATGAAGCTCGAGTTCCTTAAGACTGGCGTGGTTTATACAAAGTATTATATAGGTATAGCTAGCCCAACCGTTGGGTATAATTACTACTACCCAGATACGCAGCCTACTCCTCCGTCATTTCCGGCCACACTTGATTTCGTAACAGATCTAAACGCATTCCCCGGTGGTGCAACTACTGGAGAGGCGATAGCTAGTTATGAAGGTGGCACACTAATATCGTTTACATACACTGGGTTTAAGGCTAGCATTACCAGTGCTGGCGCAGGGGCTACCGCTGGTGGGACTATATTTAAAAGCAACGCCTTCTACAAGGTTGGCGTGGTATTCTATGACAAGGCTGGTAGAAAGAGCGGTGTAATTACATCGGATTCAGCAAAGGCTGTTACAGCAGATATTTCTTATACTAACGCCACATACTCAAGGGAGATCATGTGGAATCTTTCTAACACTGACGCACTCACACAGATACCTGAATGGGCTTGGTACTATAGCATCGTAAGAACAAAGTGTCTATCCGTCTCTTCTTTTATGCAGTGGCGGGGTGGGATGGTTTATATAAAGAAAGACCCTACAACTGGCAACTATACGACAGCTACAGCATATACGGCTGATGTATTTGGTATAGGGATAGATGAATCGAATATGGTAACATTCGGCATGGGGTATACCTATAGGGAGGATGACACTGTAAGACTTTATAGATCAACAGGTGGCAATCCTTATCTTCTAAATGTAAAGGGTAAATTTGGCCAATATATAATCGTTGATCCTGTTGATTTCGGTACATCTACTGGGCTATTAAATTTATATGAATTATCAAGCCCTTACATAAATATAGCTGATGAGTTCTATTATGAGGTAGGCCCAATGCTTCGAGTGTCAAATCCTACCACAAACTTTAGAACCTATGAAACTACTTATGGTTTCTTAAAAGGAGATGTATATGTAAAGGAGAGAACAGTGCCAACATCTTACTATACAGAGAACATGAGCCTCAATGATGTATACTGGCAGAATTGGTATACAGGAATTGGGATGGCCAATGCTATCACTAACAGTGGCAGATCGATAATGCCTGTAACTGTATCATATTCAAATAATTACATGCCCGGTACTTTGGTTAATGGTCTTAGTACGTTTGATGCATTAGACACCGTTGACCTGCCGGTTGAATTAGAGTCTATCCAAAAATTGATCATCACCTCTAAGGTGCAATTCGAGGGTAACGTAATGCTGGCTATTGGTGAGGAAGAAACAGCTAATATTTATATAGGTGAGACGCAAGTATTTGATAACACTGGGTCATCTTTCTTGGCTAAGAGTTCGGGGGTAGTAGGAAACATAAGCGTACTGCGTGGCTCATTTGGTACTATAAACCCAGAGAGCGCTTTTGAGTGGGGAGGAGAGGTCCTATTCTTTGATGCTAATCGTGGAAGCTGGGTTCGCTATAATGTTAATGGACTATTCGCCATCTCTGAAAATAAGATGCGAAAGTTCTTTAAGAAGATAGGGGATGATATCTTTAACTATAGAAAGAATCCTTCTGTATATAATGCAATTAATCCCAACTTCCCGCTTCGCGTACTTGGGATGGTTGACCCATACCATGAGGAGTATCTAATGTCAATGCCTAGGATGTCTGTCGTTCCAAGAAATGCGGTGCTGGATGACGTAGAGCTGGATACATACTCGTATAGCTTTACGTTAGTCGCAGCTATTCTTGGTGGCACGCCTAACAGTTTAAGTGGGTTTACATATTTGTTTGGAAGTGGACCTTCTACGGAGCAGTCATTTACCTTGTCTGGTTCTGGTCTTACGCCTAATGGGACTGTATTAATCACGGCGCCAACTGGATATGAGGTAGGGACAACCCCATCGCTTTTCTTCCCATCGATAACAGTCTCTTATACTGGCACCGGTGTTTTTGCTCAGAATACTATATATGTTAGATTGAAATCTGGGCTAGGCGTTGGGTCTGCTACCGGTAATATTACACTGGTTGGCGGAGGCGCTTCTTCTACAGTTGCCCTATCTGGTTCTGTTAGCGCTCCTGCTGGGGCTACACTAACTGCTACTCCTAGCTCTACTACGATCCTGAATTATATCGAGCTCAATGGTCCTTCTACTGCTGTTCAAATACAGCTGAATGGATTTAACCTATCACCAGCCTCTGGTAATATAACAATACCTTCCTCTACTAATATAGAGGTATCCAAGGTGAGCGCCACCTCTGGCTTCAGTACATCTGGTACCACCATAGCGTATACTGGCGGGGCGTTGCCATCTACTAATATATGGATCAGGCTTAAGGCTGGTTTAGCGGCTGGCCCATACTCTGAGTCTATTACTATCACAGGTGGTGGTGGTACAGCTACTATTACGGGAAGTGGTACTGTTACAGACTGGGAAGTAATTACGTTGGTGCCGGCTGGCCTTGGAACCAGTGTTGCACAAGCATGTTCTACACAAGGATCTTACACTCTGGTAACTCCATATACGGGCAGCCCATTTGGGTCAGGAACGGTTCTGTTCTACTCTTCAATGGGTATGCCAACAACGGTGGTTACAGGATATACTTTTGTGCACGCCTATGGTAGTGTATGGAATCTAGATTCTGCGACAGGTACAGTTCTTTCACTTTCAACAACTCAGTGCTAATGCCATTCTCAACTACAATAACAGCTGCTCTGGTCCCGGACATCACCTATAAGATTACTTGTAGTGATACGATCGAAGTGTTCTACATGAATCAAAAGGTTTACGGCGCTGGTCTTACTGGCTGCTTCATAGCCTCTACCTCACAACAACTTGTGATTGAGTCTAATACACAATTCACTGGTACTCTGTTTGTTACGGAGATAATGACAAACTATTATGATCAGTATGACGGTTCGGGGGGCGTATTTGCATACCAGAATGCTGCTGATCGTTTTGTTACTAAGTATGGGTTCCGCCCTGAGTGGATGTCTAACGTAGGCAATAGGCTTGTATCCTTTAAGGATGGGATGCCCTATACGCACGATGGACCTGTGAATACCTTCTATGGTGCAGTTCAGGCATCGGCTATTGCTGGCGTACATAATGAGGCTAGCAATACTGTTAAGGTTTACGAGAGTGTAGGCATCGAGGGTGATACCCCCGAGCGTGTCCACCTTAGAACTGAGGTGCCTTACGTTCAGAGTACGGATGTGACCAACTCAGAATTTACTGTAAAAGAGGGTGTTAAGTATGCTGGGTTCCTGAGAGATAGGAGAACCCCGGGGATAGCTGGAGGATATAACTTGGCTATGTGGAAGGGGGACCGGATGAGGGGAGACGTGGCTAAGTTTACTGTATTCTATTTCCCGGGTGCTGTGAAGCGAGCGCTTAAATTCGTTAACCTAGGCTTTGACGCCAGCAGTGGACAAACCGTCTAAAACTGGGTGCTTATTTTATGTGTAAAAGTATTAATAATCATATTTTTGTAACTATTCAATCTTTCTTACTATGCCAATACCTTTAGCTATACCTCTTGTGATGGGAGGGCTTGGTGCCGTCTCTAACATGATTGGCGCCGGAGAGCAGGCTAAGGCTGCTAGACAAATCACAGGGTTAATGAAAGAATTACCCAAGGCTGAAATGTCTAAGTTCGCCCAACAGCGAATTGCTGAATCTAGATCAGCTATGCAGCAGAACCCACTAATGCAAGCAATGCAAAGGGGGATCGCTACTCAGCAGGCTAATACTTTATTCAGAGCTCGTCAGGCTGCCCGTCCAGACCAGTACCTACAGTTTGTAGCTGGCGCTGGTGAGCAGGCTCAGGATGCCTTGACAAAAGGTTTAATTGAAGGGCAAGGACTTGAGGAAGCAAGACGTCAAGCGTACTATGCTTCTTTGGCTGGAGGTCAGCAAGCGGAGCAGGATCTGTTTGAGAACATTATGGGCGGACTTCAGGCTAGAGCTAACATTATTACTGGCGCTGCCGGGATGAAGCAAGCCGCTGCTCAGGGTGTTGGTCAAGGGCTGATGGGCATGGCAAGCTCAATGTTTAGTAGTGGTGCTGTTGGTGGTGCTGGCAGAGCAGCCGGAGCAGCTGCTGGCGGTGGTGTAGGTGGAGGAATCAATTTTGCAGACTTCATGAGATCAGTAAGACGATAAAATAAAATGGCAAGAACTATAACAGTATCACCAGTAATTCCTTCTGATGGCGGTTCTTATGAACTTCTTGCTAGATCTATTCAGGCTGGTCAAGAGGCAAACAGAAGGAGAGAGCAGGCTACTCGTGAGGCAATCATCGAGCAGCAAAAAGCTAACCAGTTAATCTTTGGTAATACCAATGAGGAACTAAGAAAGTTTTACTCAAATGCCTCCGAAGTCCCAACTGAAATAAGGGATAACATTATCGCCGCTGGTATTAATAAATTAAAATCCTCTGTTGGTTCTCCCAATTTTTATGCTGACGCTCAAACTATAATGAATACAGCGTTTACAGCATTTAATCAATATGATACATACTTTAAGGGAGTGGGTGAGGCTGTTAAAGATCTTGAGACAAAAGGGTTCGATGCTAAAACATTAGCAGCATTTGCTAATAAAAATGTATTCGATGAGCAGAAAGATCAAAATGGTAATATAGTTTCTAGATCATTAAAAGATGTTTCTAGCATAACAGATCCTAAGTTATTTATCACACAAGAGGCTACAAATAATCCAGAGCTTTATATAAATAGAGGCAAACTAAATTCTAGTGCCTTTAAGGAGATGGATGAATTAATGAAGAGCGATGCGTTAGTATCTAATAAGCTAACCTTAGATCCTACTGGCAAGAAGGTTCTTAGTTTAGGATACGAATACAAGTTAAGCCCATTTGAAAGAGAAGAGGAAAAGACAGACGCAACTACTGGGCTTAAATATAAAGTTCCGGTTCTTGATACAAAGCCGACTTCAATAACTATACCCGGTTCAACAGATACATATAAGCAGTTAGATCTTGTTAAGTATGATCAGCTTCAAAATATGTTAGGGCCATCTGCTAAACAAAAGGTTTACATAGGCGCCATTGATAAAATAAAAGAACACAATGCTAGACTTCTTAAGCAGGCTGGAAGTCCTAATCCTGTAGAATCTGCGCTTGCTATATCTTCTGAGAACTTTAACAGCTTTGCTGAAAAGGTTCCCGGTCTAGTAAATCCTTACGAGAGTTCTAGTATAGATACATTCTCTAGAATATATATGCCAGAGTTCTTAAGTACTGTTAAACAATATGGTGATCAGGGCGAGGCTAAGGCGGTAAAGATAGATGCAGGTCTTAAGGTTGATACTCCTAAAGCTCCTACAGTTATTAAAGTTGGTTCAGAAGAAAAGATAGCTGGGCTTACATGGATGCAGAATATGGAAAAGGCTATGAAGGCTAATGATATTGATTCAATTAATAACTATCTTGGTGCTTTATATGGAGGCGGAGGAAAGAAACTTGTAGGTGAACCTAAGGTCGTTGGTAATATTGTCACCGTAAATTATGAAGGTGATATAGATAGAAGACCTATGATACAGGTTGGTAAAACTTATAAGCCAAATCCTAATGAAGGTAAAGCTATCACACAAACCATTACCTTTGACATAACCTCACCACGTGCGGTTCAACAGGCAGCTGGTCTTTATCAAAAGATTATGGGAGCTGATAAGAATGTAGAAGGATACGCTGTTAAAAAATCCGGTGCTAAGTCACTAAATAAATAATTATGGCTGAAAACACAAACTTCGCTAAAGACGTATACAATAAATTAGCTTCTAATTTTGACGACTTTGAAATCAGCGAACAGGATTTCTACAATAAATTAAATTCAGATCCTGAGTATGCTAATAAGGTATACGATGTGATGTCTTCTAACCTAGAAGATTTTAAAGAAGACAAGGATGTCTTCATCGGCAACATATCTTCTTTTAAAAAAAAAGACCAGTCAGACCCTTCTCTATTGACTGGTGCTCCAGTATCTGGAGAAAAGCCTGCAGTTACTTCCCAATCACAATTACCGTTACAATCGGAAGAAGAGCCTAAAGATCCACTAAAGATCGCTAAAGAAAGAGCTAAGCAGGCGGCTGATATTTTAAACAACAAGGTAAGACAAATTAACGAAAGAGGTCAGTTGGGCATTGTTAATCCTAGGTGGGCTAATAGTATATACAATTTATACAAGCAGGAGTACGATGATGAGATTAGCAATATTAAAGATTGGTATAACGGAGAGACTGCAAAGCCTGAGAACGTAGACCCCCTTGCATTAGAGACTGCAAAAAAAGATTTCTTAGCTGATGATGCTTTTGTATTAAAGAAGGCAAAAGAATATTCTGCTAACAGGCAAGAGTACGAGAAAAGTAAAGCCGCATATAAGTGGAGAAGTATATTTAAAAATACTTTAAAGGATAGAGGTGTATCTGATGAAGAAGCTAATTCGCAAATTGAATACACAGCAAAGCTTGGTCAGCTTAATATAGATCCTAATACTGGTCAGCCTTTGCAGACTGGGTATCAAGCTTCAATGGATAGGATTAAACAGATTAAGAAGGCGATTGACGAGAATATATTTGATGTAGATAAAAAGAAAGAGGCTATTGACGCATTCACTGTTGATGCGTATGCTGCATTATATCAGGGGTTAAAAGATCAGGATGTGGTTAATAACTGGGCTAAGCAGGGTAACGTATTTATTGGTGCTGGTTTAGATTTATTAAAACAGATTGATCCCGATAGAGCAAAGAACTTAGAGGAGAGAATCAATAACCCAGTGGCGCCTGCTTCTGACAAGCAATTATATTTAAGAGAGCTTGAGAATATCGGACTGAATGCGATTGCATTTGAGTCTAATAGAAATATGAACAGGGTTACTGGTGAGCAGGAATTGACAGGTAAGAAACCTGCTGCTGGTTTTATCGAAGGGTTATCACAATGGAAACAACTTGCTGAGAAAACAAAAAGATCACAGCAATCTAGATACCCAGATGTTGCAGCTTCTGATATAGACAGGGTGTTGTTTGATGTAACAGAAGGAATCGAAACGCCAACTATTACAAAAGGTATTTACAACATAGCAGTTGGTGCTAGTGATTGGCTCGACAGAGGAGTGTCTGCTGTATTTGATTATGCTACTAAGAATAGAGATCAGAGACTAGCTGCTGATATGCAGCGTGATCATTCAAAATATATATCTGAGGAGATATTAAATTACGGAGACACTGGTTCTGCTTTACGTGGTGAGGATGTTATTCCAGAAATTACAGATGCTGCTGTTAAGCAAAAGGTTGATGGAATTATTAAGGATAACAATCTATCAAGAGAAGAAAAGTATAAGCAGGTATATCCATTAATTAAAGATGCTTATAATAATGGTGGTATAGAGTTCTATGCTAATCCTAACAAAGGAAACGTTAGCCTTACCGCTAAAAATATTTCACATCTACTTTCTACTTCTGGCGCTAGATCATTAGGCAATATTGCTCCAACTGTATTATCTGGTGGAGGATTGATTATGTCTGGCATGGTAGCGGGATTAGATGCTGCAGCTAATAAATATGATGAGCAGTTTAGAGAGGGAAAGAATGATCCACTCGCTAGAGCATTAAGAACTGGTGTTACTGTAGGTGGATTAGCAGGAATAATGGATGAGGCTACTGCGTTAGCGAACGCATTTAAGGGTGGACGTATGACGCTTGCTTCTGCTAGACCTACAGTAGCTGGAGCAGTTAAAGAATTTGGTAAGATGCAGGTTAAGGAGCAAGCTGAAGAACTTGCAACTGAGGCGTTAGATGGTAACATTGTAAAGAACTGGAAGGATGTATTAATCTCTACAGCTTTAATGACTCCACTTCTTACTGGACCTACTGCTATATTAAGTAACAGAAGAGACTCTCAATTGTATAAGCAACTTTGGTTTGAGGCAGGATCTAATCCTGAATCAGCAAAGTCAGGTCTTAAGGAATTGTTTGATAATGGAGATATTAACGAATCACAATATCAAGAAGGACTAGCTCGTGCTAACAAGTTAGCACAGGTAGTATCCACTATGCCAAGGGTAGATAGGAACGGTAACCCTTTGACTGACTTGCAGAAGGCAAACTACGCTGACAATGTGATGAAGAAGTTTGACGCATCTAAGATGTCAGAGGATATGCCAGAGAGTGTGGTAAATGAAATGAAGGAGCAGGCTAAGAAGGCAGATCAACAGAATGCTGATATCCTTAATGGTGTACAGCCAGAAGTTAAGGAAGAAGTTAAAGAGGAAATGAAGCCAGAGGTTAAGGAGAGATTAAAGAAGGAGCAAGGGTTGACTGATGCCGACTTTGTATCAGAGCCATTCACTCCTGAAGAAGACACTGCTGACCGTCAGGCTTTACCTCAGTCTGAATTTGCTAGCGAAGCAGATCTTAAAACTACTTTAGAGACTGGTGAGTTTGCGATGCTTAGTGGTATGAACCCAGAGGCTATGCAGATTAGTAAGGCTGGTAATAAAAAATTAAACGAAAAGGCTAAGGCTTGGCTAGAAGAGCGTGGTCTTAAGCCAGTAGAAATCTTCGGAAAGTATGAAGGTAAGACAGAGCGTTCTTTCTTTGTACCTAATATGACTAAGCAGCAATCGATTGAATTTGCTAATGCGTTTGGTCAGGATTCTGTTGCACATAGTACCGGGCTCGTGTATAAAGATGGTTCATTCTTCCCAAGAAGTGGAACGGTGAATGTTGAGCCTAGATTTGAATCAGGCGCGGATAACTTCTCTACTATCAATATTGGTGGTAAGCCTGTAGACTTTGAGGTTGGGTATAACTTTGAAGAAAAGGTTCAACCTAAACCTGAAACAGATTTTGATAAGAAGATTCAGGCAGCTCAAAAGTCATTAGAAAAGACTGGTGTAAATATTAATGTGATAGAAGATCCAGATGAGTATGATAGATTATCTGATGCTGTTGGCGTACAAAAAGGTACGGAAGGAATATTCGTAGCAAATGACGGTAAGATATATATCAATAAGGCAAAGCTTGAGAAAGGTATCGCCGAAGGATTAGTGGTGTGGCATGAGGCTGCTCACCCTGTTGTAAATATTGTAAGGAACACGAGCCCCGAGCTTTTCAACAAAGTAGTTAGTGGATTAAAGTCTGCATCAAAGGATAGTAAGACTGTAGCTAACGCACTTGATTGGGCCACCAAGAACTACGAAGGACAAGAGACTGTGGATGATGAGGCTGTGGTAGAGGTAATCGCCAGAGTAGCAGAGGGTGTTATCAATCTTGATAATGTACCAACTGGCCTTAAGCAATCTATCATCGACTTGATTAATAGAATGGCTAAGGCTTTAGGTTTTGGTCAGGTGTTAAGTGATACAGATGTGGCCGCATTTAAAAAGCTAGCAGGTGATGTGGCTAACGCACTAAAAACTGGTCAAGATATTTCAGAAGTAGTTGGCGCTGAAAATGTAAAAGAATATATCAGCAATCTTGATTCTCCAGAAGTAGTTGCGGGCGGACAACTGAATGTCCAAAAACGTGTAACAAGTCAGCCAGCGGTAAATATATACGAGTCTAAGGAGGTTACAGCACTACCACAGAAGTCTCTTGAGGAGGTTTACAAACAGTTCGGGGGCAAGGCAGTAGTGATTAACTCAGACCCTACACGTGTAGGAGAGTTAAAACTCCCTTCAGGTAAAACTGTTTTCATGTACGGGGGTCCTGCTTACTTGTCTGTAAAAAATAATGTGGATGGTAATGTAGGATTTGCTACTACACAACAATCTAAGGTAAACACTTGGAGTAAATACGTTAATGAAGTTTTTGGTAATCAACCCGGAGTAACACTTATTGGTACACAAGCGCCTACTTCAATGCTGAGTAATTCTTATGCGCTTCGTTATGTAATGGATGCTATCTCAATGCTTCCTAAGACCGTGTTAAGATCGTCAGATTTTAAGAAAGAGTTCTTCGGAAAGGATCTTGTTGCGCTAAAAGACGCATTCGGTGAAGAAGGATACAAGAATTTTGTAAATAAATATAAAGGTGCTGACCTATCCAATGCAGATACCATAGATAATATGATATCTGAAATGGCTTATACTGTTGGGGATAATAACTCCCCTGCAAGTTTCAAAGCTAGAGGGGTTTTTGTTTCAAACCTTTTAGGTGGTCTGGCTGCTAAGGCTGATATCAAAGCCGTTGAGGGTGATAAGGGATATGTATCTAAAAAGCCTCAGAAGTTTATTGCCAAGCAATTAATGGACAGACTCGGTATCAACGCTGAGAAGGTGATGTATGAATTGGGAGAAAAGGGTTTGGTGGATATGTACATGAATGAAGGTAAGTGGGGATTTGCTGTGGCTGGATTTGAAACAGATCCCAATATAACTATACAGGAGGTGCAGGATAAGGGTGTTACTCATCCACTATTTAACGCTAAATTCCCCGGCAAGAATGCTTTTATACTAGATGGCGCTTATGATCTAAACCAGATGTTTACTCCTATTGAAATGATTGGGCCTTCTGGTGCACCATACACTAAGACCGCATCACAGATGTTAGCCGGTAGTATGTATGTAAAGGGCCAGCCTCTAGGAGAGCAGGGTTCATTTGAGTATAAGAAAGCAGAACCATCAGGAACAAGAATACAAGCTTCTAAAGGTGGACGTAATCTAGTTGCTGATGCTGGGCTAAATAAAGAAATGACCAGTGACGATCAGGGTAATTACGTTTTCTATCACTATTCTGGTTCTAAGGTTAAGTCTATCGACCCTAAGAAGTTTGGTAAGAATTTAGCTACTGGTAGAGATGAACGCCCCGGTGTAGGCATCTCTATGTATTACACCAGACCTGATATTAAAGAGGTTAATGTGCCATCTGAGTTTGGGTATGTAGTGCGTATACCCGAGAATCAAGTGTATCCTTTTAATGAGGACCCACTGAATCTTTTGCCTGAGGCGGAGAAGCAGTTTAAAAAACAATACCCCGGACAGGCCTTTGATTTTAATAAGCAGGTAGGATTTGTTACCAAGGTTGCGGCAGATCGGGGGTACCCAATGACCGTAGCTGAATGGAATATTAAGGGACGTAAGGTATTAAGAGCACAGACTACAGAGGCTATGAAACCTGAGGTTTATCAAGAAAAGGTATTCCAAGATGGATATCAGGTTACTAAGACTACTCCCGAACTGGAATTTAAGCCTAACGCTAAACGTAAGCAACAGTCTGTAGGTAGAAGAAGCGCTGCCGACATTATTGCAGATAATATCCAGATAGGTAAGCCAGAAAGAAAAGGTTCAGTTCAGAAGTTTATCGAAACCATTGGAGATGAGAACTTTTCTGTTAACTGGATGGATAGACTGAGCCGTGAGATGTTAGACAATCTTACTGTATTTAATAAGGCGGCGGATCGTGTGAAAGGAATCAGAGGTCTTGATCAGGTGTTACCCGCTAATGATCCAAAGGTATTAGTTAGATTGTTAAACGGATATGACGCTGCATTTAATGAAGCGGTAAGTGGTGGGATGTTTGACGCCAAATATAAGCGTTTGAAATCTGCAGATGGTAAGCCGATGAATATCGACTGGTTACTTGAACCACTTGGTAAAGACATATCTAAAGAAGAGTATAACAAGAATGTTAAGGACACCCTTTCATACATGGTTGCTAAAAGAACTGTTGAACTTAGCAAAAGGTTTGACAGGGATGATATCATCAGCGGTATTGGTGATGAGAATGTAACGGACTTAAAGGTTGCAGAAGAAGCACTAAAAGAATTTGAAGAGAATCCTAATCTTGATAATATAAAAGAGGCAGCTTCTAGATATCAGCAAATGGCTGATGCTGCTTTAAGATACATGGTAGATAAAGGCCGTATGCCTGAGGCTATTTACGATAAGGATGGCGAGCTGATCGGGGGTTATAAATTCATTAAGGAGAATAACCTAGAGTATGTAGCACTTCAAAGAATGAACGAGACTCCTGCAGGCGAACCTGTGGAGTTTACTATCAAGGGTAAAAGAGGAACAATTGGTGGGGTATCGGAGCCTGTAAAAAAGATTAAAGGATCTGAGAAAAGAATTCAAGACCCATATGTTTCTTTGCTTGACAATCTTAATAAGATGATGAAGGAGGCTAACCGTAATGAGGTGATGCTATCATTTAGAAATCTTATTGCAGGCGAGAAAGATTCTGAGACAATAAAGAAACTAGAAAGTATTGGACAGCAGGTTAAAGAAAAGGGTGAGGGAGTAGTCACAATCTTTGTAGATGGTAAGCCAGAATACTGGAAGTTCCAAGAGGATATTTACAACTCTGTCAAGAATCTTGATAGCGAGATGTATAATCTTCCCGGTTGGTTAACTGCACTTCCATCGATAATGAGATGGACGGTGACACGATTCCCAACATTCGCTGCTAGAAACGTGGTACGTGACTGGCAATCTAGATTAATCTTGTCTAATAATAATCCATGGGAATCTATTAAGAGATCTATTACCACTAAGGATAAGTGGAGTGAGTCAGCGAGAACTGGCGCACTGAACGCAGGATTATACACACAAAGCAAGGAGTTCTATTACGAGTTGCTGACTGATGCTGCTAATAAGGTAACAAAGAGCGGTAGCTTTGTAGTAACGCCAGATAAAATTAAGAATCTTTGGAAGGCGTATGAGCAGGGACTTTATAAATCAGAGACCACTGGTCGTGTGTCTGAGTATGAAGCTGCGTATAACGAGGCAAAGAAAAAAGGTATGGATGATTATAACGCCATGCTGTATGCTGGATCTAAGGCAAGACAACTAATTGACTTCGCTGTGGCCGGTAATACAATGCGTGTTATCAATCAGGTAATACCATTTACTAACGCGGCTGTTCAAGGTTTACGTGCTGCATCTAAGAGTGCTAAAGAAAATCCGGCAGGGTTTGCTACTAGAATATTCCTGTTCTCTTTACTCCCCGAGCTGGCAGTATATGCGTTATCAAGTGCAGATGAAGAAAAGAAAAAGCAATTCGAAGCACTTCCTGACTGGCAGCGTGATATGTTTTATAACGTACCAATCGGAGATAATAAGTGGTTAGCTGTTCCTAAACCATTTGAGCTTAGCTTATTTGGTAGTGCACTTAGCCGTGGCATGAGTTACTCTGAGGGTAATAAAAAAGCATTTGATGGTTATGCTGGTACTGTATACAAATCACTAGTACCTGTAGAGGGGACTGATATTGTTGGACCTTATGGTAAGATAATAGAGCTGACTGCTAACTATGATTTCTTTAGAGGTACAGAGATTATTCCTAGATATGAGTCTGCATTAGACATGTCTTTAAGAAATACTGAAGATGCTTCTAGAATAGGTAAGGTTATAGGTAATGTGGTAAAAGCAGATCCAAGAATGGTTGACCACTTTATTAAAGGTCAGTTCACATATTTTGGTAAGCTTGGTATTGAGCTATCTAACGTAGGTCGTGAAGAAGCTCGTGATAAATTTAAGCTAGCTGAGAAGAGTGGATTTGTAAAAGAAAATTCTGCATATGTATCTAAGCCTGTTCAGGAACTAAGAGACTTTGTAGACAAGTGGGGAATAGCTGCGCACCCATACATGAAGTATTTCAAGATGGTTCAGGATAATTACTTTGCTGCTAAAGATCCTAAGGAGAAGGAAGCTATAGGAATTGAGATGATGAACTTCGCAGAGGATTTGCTGAAGATATACAAGGAAACAAATATTGAGCAGCAGCAGCAGCTTAAGAAGGAGATGAGAAAGTAATATGCAAATATCTAAACATCTATCACTGGCTGAGGTTAGCCGTAGCGAGACTGCTAAAAGAAGGGGGATTAATAATACCCCGAGCGGCGAGCATTTAGAAAACTTCAAGAAGCTGGCGGAGAATATCTTCGAGCCTATCCGTGAGCACTTCGGCGTGCCTATCCACATCAGCTCTGGCTACAGAAGCAAGGAGTTGAATAGCGCCATTGGTGGTAGTGCCACATCCCAGCACTGCAGCGG